AACTGGTCTAGTACCAGTGCTTGAACAGCATAGGTCAGTAATTTCTTACTGAAATAATTTTGGTACTGGTTTGCCAGTGCGGCATCGGTAGTGACATTAGTTGCCATAATAGTTATGCCTTCCGTCAGTTACATGGCATCGTCGTGAGCCGCAGCCGCTTTAAGCAAGTAAGCCTCCTGATCCCCCACAGGGAGATCATCAAAGCTCTTGCCGCCATCCAGCTTGCCGCTCGTGAATCCACCACCAACTGACATTTTCTTTTCCAGTTTGTTTAGTTTATCTGTTAGTTCCTTGACTTCAACTTGACTCGATTCCGTCTTGGACGCCGCAACTTTCCACTGGGCAACACGAACTGCATGACGCAATCCCTGTCCCTCCGGCAGATACATGAGATCAGGATGTTCCTTTAGGATTCCATTGGCGGTCTGGGTCAACTCCGAGGAGTTGTCTTTTAGCTCGGGCATTTCCCTGTACAGGTCATCCCGTGCCGTCTCCCATGTCTTTTGCGCTTGCTTGGTTGCTCGATCCTGTTCAGCCTTTCGGCCCTCTTCGAGGACTTCCTTGGCCCGATCCTCTGCATCCGAGGCAAGCGATTCATCGCCTTCTTCCCTTAGCTTCCCGGCGGCATTCTCATAATCCTCCGCCGTAAAGCCCTTGTCATCCCGGTAAGCCTTACCATCGTCATAATCGGTTTGCTTCTCTCGAAGCTCACCCTTCATGGATTCCAGCTCTTCACGTTGCTGCTTCAGCTCTTCCTTCTGGGAGTTAATCTCCTTCCAAGATTTCGCCTTGCGAGCCTCGTTCTTAGCCCACTTACTCTCATTCTGCTGCGGCTCATCCTCCTCTTCAGGAGTCTCGCCTTCTGTCAATGAACTTTCAGGTTCATTAGCATCCTGCCCTTCAGGTTCCGGCTCCGGGTCTGCTTCCGGCTCAGGTGGCGGAGCTTCCTCCGGTTCAGGTTCCTCAGTCTTTATTTCGACTGAAGGTTGTTCCCCCGCTGCGACGGCAGTATCATACTGCTGCGCAGCGGCCAACAGAGTTTCGGCGGTTACTTCGCCGGATTCTTCTGGCATAATGCTTCCTTTTCAGTGCCTATCCTCGTCCAATCATTGCACTGAAACGATTGTCCGTTGCTGTGGGGTCTTTACTCGACAGATATTCGACCCCGTAAATATCCGCCGTAAATTCCTTTGACTCCTCGATGTCCTTCGCAAGAGCCTCAATGGTATGTACCGTTGTTCTTACACCATTCGCAAAACCAGCCTCATACTCAAGCCTTTTCTTTGCGGTCACTGCCTGTTGGTTCTGCTTCAGAACCATGTTCAGGAGTATCATCCTGAACCGTTTCCCTTCCTTTAAGACGAGAAACTTACGCAAAACATTCGCATCAGATGCGTCCCAGTCAGGCTCACCCACCCAAGGGATGTTACCTGATAGACGCCAAGCAATCTTCAAAAACCTCAAAAATCTCATAATCAATCCTGCGCTTCCATGTAGCACCCGAAGTGTTCCCCATTTTCCAACTGACATTGCTCCATTTTATAGTCGCTGTCTAGCCTCAGGGATTCCCCACACCGATCACACTCAAACTCGGCATTCTCGTCAGGCGTATATTCGTATGAATGGCTCATAATTAAATCACTCCAACAGCAGCAGTCTCTTCAACTGGCATGGGGGCTTGGGGGGATGGTTCCTGTGGCGGAGGTGGCATCTGCTCAGGCGGCATCTGCTCAGGCGGCACAGCCCCCTGCCCAGCAATCTCCTGAGCGAGCATGGCGTTGGCATCTTCCTCAGCGGGGAGAAGCCCAATGCTCTTCAAATATTCCATGACATCCTTCTGCAACGCTTTCCCATTATTGTTATCCACCTCAATCATCATCTGGAGCAACCCGTCCAGTCTGGTTACGACTGCGTTGCCCCCCTGTGGACTAAGCTGCATTCCTGTCTGTCTGGATTCCTCAAGGAAAGCCATGATAACACCTATCCGTGTCTGGTAATTCAATCCCTGCTTCACCGGAATTATCTGGCCGATCAGTAGTGCGGGGATTGTCCGTTGCTCATCCTCAGCTTCGTCAGTCAACTTCTCGTTCGGATCACGAACCAACCTCGCAACCAATGACGGGTCATCCAGCTCAATGATGCTCTTGTCCAACTCAACCTGATCTATCCAAGGCGAGTTAACAAACAACTGCTTCCTTTGCACTGCCTTATTCAGCAACATGGCACGACTCACCATGTCCATCCCGCCACGAGGCTCAATTTGGTAGTCCTCGTGCAACGCCACCGGATCAACATTCAAGTTGTCCTCAAGAAAACGATACTGCAAATCCTTACTGTCGAACTGCACAAGCACACTCCACGCCTGACGGAATAGATCACCCAATGCTTGACGGAAAAGACGCAAACGCAAATCCATGTTTTGTTGTGCTTGGGCGTTTATGGATTCAATCTCAGTCGCTGTACGCCTGTCCCTGTCCGCCATGATTCCATAGTCGGGAACGGTAACACGCTGTTCAGCAACCGATTGCGTTTGCGCCATCTCCTTGTCGAAGTCCATCGGCACATTGGGCATCTGGACGGGGGCAATCCCGAAGGGCAGAATCTGCCCCGGATTTAGCCTCAAATTAACAGAGTTCGGCAGATCACGCTCCGCCCGGAAAAGGGGCTTATTAAATAAAGTTGACGAATCCTGCCTCTCATTCCACGCCTTCGTTAGCGCAGCTTCAAATGGAGCCAGCATCTCGCACACACCGCGAGGAGAATACCACCCACCATCCGTCACCTCGTACCGCGACGAAACGAACGGAGGCATCCCGTGTTCAAACGGAACCGCCATTTTTTTGCGAAGCGGAATTTCGGGGGCTTGGGGAGAAAAACATTCCATCTGCCAATCCCCATTCTCTTCCCTCGAATAAACCTCCCAGACAATAACCTGCTCCTTGTCGGCTGAGTGCGTTAATCCCTCCCGCAACTCACGATTATTCTTGAGGTCATTAAGCAACCCGGACTCCTCAATCTTGCCGCCCATGATACTGTCAATGGTTGACTTGCTTGTGTCATAAATCCCAGCACGCTTGTAGGACTCAAGGCTCATTGGCATCACCTGACACAGCCTGTCGGCTGTCTCAACATTCTTCGTCCAAGGCGGGACAATCACATACAGTGGGTCAATCGCCTGAAACTCAACCTGCTTGCGATCCGGGTTCCAGAAAATCTTTATAACCCCATGACCACCCATCAACATATGGTCTATCCAGCTCATCGCTTCCATTGCGAAGTTGCTCTTCTCGTGCATCTTATACGAGAACCACTGCTCCGCTGCGGAAGTGTACGCACTCAACTGCGTCCGCATGGGAACAAACGTGGCAACCACATCCAACCCCATCGCTTGCTGGAAGAAGCTCGGCTTGAGCTTGTTGATGGTGGTGTCTATCAGGGGGAAGTGAGCATCGGCAGCATTTGGCCACGGGCCACCCTTCCGGCGCAGCCCGTCATTCCGCATCTGATACCACAGCCCTTGGCGCGTCTCCCATCGGGTGCGACTGGAGATGTCGTTGGCTATTAGGTCATAAAGTTTATCGCTCATCTACCCCTTCCCCTATCCCGACCACGGAGATCAGGTGCGTGTTGCCCAACCTTAATGTCTTCCTTGGTTGGCACAGTAAATCCTTGTGACGTGACTTCTCCCGCCTTGGCCTTTGGTTGCTTCTCCTTCTTTGCCATCTTGCTCAAATCCACGGTTTATACTTAAAGGTTTTCCTCTTCCGCTTACGCCCAGCTCCAGCCGCAGCTTTACCTAGTCGCTTCCCTGCTCTGGCCGCACCCCCCAGCGCAACCCCAAGGCCAGCAGCTCCAAGCGCAGCTTTCACACCCTTTTCAGCCGCCACCTCTTTAGGGTCACGCTCCGGTTCTCCTTCGTATTTCCTTGGCATAATTATCTATCCTCCTTCTTCGTAAACTCAGACGGGACGGGGTGTCTGACTCCCATCCTTCTCCAAGTGGTACGCATCGCAATCTCAGCATTCAGCGCATGGACAATACCGTCTTCACAATAGACGCCGCCAGTGCCGTAATCTTCAGCCACTATATGCCCCGGCTCATCACAGACAGAACACCTATCCAGCCTAGACTCAGTAGGCCCGATACTCGACTTCTTCATTCCAACCGTCATCCCTAATACCCCATAAACATTCCCTGCGGCATTGCGTCCTGCTCATAGTCCGCCTGTGCCTCACTGAATATGTCGTTAAGTGTGGGACGGGTTAGGGCGTTGAACTGCTCCCAGCTCCCGCCAATTCCGCCCCCGCACGCTATACAACCCATCACCGCATCCGCACGGTCAGGACTATCAAGCCCTCTGGATCGCATCGCGTCCTTCCTCTCCAAACCCAACTTGCCTGTCCGGCTAACCTCCGCTCTCCTTGTCACCATCTGCTGGTGTAGCGATTGGTCATCCGGCAAAATTATCTCACGCTTCTCAACGGCCCTAGCAGCCGTGTGCCACATCTCCGCACTCCGGTTCGCATACCGATCATCAAACGGCTTCGACCCAAAGTTGACACGGTGTATATCGTACCCCGCATCCATCAGGGCATCGCACAAAGGCAAACCCAGCCCCCCTTCATCAGCATAAATCTCGTCCTGAGTCAAGTTATGTTTTTTAATTAAATTGATTATCTTGCCGATGGTCGTGTTCGTATTCTTCTCACGCCAGCAAACCATGTCCATGATCTTGTTGCCCTGTCGCATGGCAAACACACATTCATCACCGCCAGCAGCAAAGTCTATGAAGGCAACACGCATACCCAGCTCCAGCTCAGGCGGGTTCTGCAAACACTCCTCCAAACTCTTCAGGTTCAAGACCAACCCGTCCGCACTGTCATCCACGAACTCACCATAGATCATTGACCGCACCAAGGGACTGTTCTCACCGTACAACTCTATCTGCGATTCAATCCATTCCTTTGTCAGGTGTGGACAGTCATAAGCCGTAACAGTGTGGCACTTCCAAAACTTTCGCTTCTTGGTAAACGATTCGTAGAACTCACCAGCAGACGCGCCGGGACTTGACATCACCAGCAGTCGGCTCGGCTGACATCTGGCTATGGCTGTGAAGATGGAATCTGGGACGGTCTTCGCCTCATCAACGATCATCAACAGATTCTCTGTCGGCCCCTGCCTATGCCAACCCTCAAACTTCCCAGCATCATTCGTGCTAAAC